TAAGCCTGCGCACCCTCACCCGTACCGATCTTGCTGCTGTCGAACTTGGCGAACTTGTGCGGTGAACCGTGATAGACCGTGATGCCCATCGGGTTGTAGGCGTTTGCGAGAATCCCGGCAAGTTTCTGATTCGCAGGGCCATACACTAGGCCACCGCTCGCCGCACTTTCATCCGCCGCCGCACGGGTCGCCGCAAGCAATCCGCCCGCACGGTCATTCGCGTAGTTCACGCCCTGCGTGATTGATCCAACCGGATCCGCCACGAAGTCGCCAATGCCGCGTTTCAGCGCATTCGCACGCTGATAGATGTACGGCAGTACGTCACCAAGCAATCCAGCCATGTCAGAACTTCCCCGCCGGCTGCACGCCGATCCCGTAGCTGCGGATCTTCCACTTCTGCGGCCCCGTATGCGACAGCTCCAGCGCCGCGTATCGGCCTTTCACCATCACCGGCACACGATGCGTAGAACCCACCGTGAATGTCACCGGATCGCGCATCACGGGTGCCTGATTCGGGTACATCGAAGCCCCGAGAGACACGCCAATCTCCGTCCCCGCAGGCGCGTCCACGTTGAGCCAGACATCCTTGAACAGCCAAACGCCATCCTCGCCCATCGAAATCGCATCACGGCGCAGATAGCTTTCAATCTCCGTCCCGTCGTCGTCTCCGCCGTAGTCATACGCGGAAATCGCGGGGGCGGTGCGGCAGATCATCACGCGCGTCTGGTTCGCGGTCAGCGTCTCCTGATACCACGGCTGCACATCAGTCGCCCACGTACCCGAGGCCGCCGCCCATGTGTCGGTCGCCTGGTCGTCAATGAGGCCCGTGGCGCCGTAGGTGACGCTAGGAAGGTCACGCTCGCCCCACTTCCCCGATTTCCAGTCCCACACCATCGCCTTGTTGCAGGCCGATTGACCAATGGTCGGAAAGCAAATGAGCGTTTCTTGCCGGATCGGGTTGGACACCACGAACGAGCGTTCGTAGTTGTCCGGGTCCATGCTGTTGAAGATGTATTCCTTGACCTGTCCGTCCGCGATGCTCTGCGTGGTCTGCCCATCGAACAGGACCACATCGCCCACGGCGAGAATCACCGTCCCCATCGGGGTATGCGCGAAGCATCCGCGCGCCATCATCCCGGTAGGTGCGGGCAGCTTCTGCGACTGGAACACCAGCGCGCCATCAATGAACGTGAAGCGGTACATGCTCCGCTCCTTGCACACGATGAAGCTGTCACCGTGCTGGAATCCGTCAATGATCGGGTCTGGCGTCTCAGCAATCTCGACCTCGCGCGCCTCCAGCGTCTCGTCAGTCGCGTCCCATGAGGTCGGCAGCGCACCGGGGAGCGCCGCAGCGGACCACTTGACCATGTGCGGGTACGCGGTGCTCGATTTCGTGACGTTCAGGGCAAAGATGAACTGCTTGAACACCCGCAGCGACTTGCAGCGCCAATTGGTGTCCCATCCGGTCAGCGTGGCGAGGTTGGTCGCCGTGTTGCCGTTCCAATACTGCGGGACGTTGAATGCGTTGTTCATCACCAGCAGCCCGCCGATGGTGCCGCCGGTCCACCGATCATCAATCGCACCGCCAGGAGCCGTTCCCGTGATGTCCGTGCGCGTGGTGCCGTCGTCCACATAGACCGCCGTCAGTCCCGCATGCACCCAATACCCGGTCGTCGCGGCTTCGTAGTAGTACAGCCAGTAGGGCGTGACGGAAGGGGCGTCGAATTGGTCATAGATCCCGCCGATGCGCTCGGCGAAACCCTTGGTGAATCGCATGTTCTTCACGGCGGACCAGACGCCAGGGCCAAGCTCCTGCGGCATCAGGTCGCGGTTCACGCCCTGCGAACAGTCCTTCACGTCATAGCGGGGCATCAGGGCGTACCCCACTTCGCGTAAAGGTAGTCCTCCACCGCCGCGCGCTCCGTGGCCCCGAGGATCTCGTCATAGATGATGATTTCGCCCACGGTGCCACGCCCCAGGTACAGCTCGCCGCCCGAGTTCTCGCCGATCTGGTCCACGATCAGCGATCCGGTGATAGCGCCCGACAGGGAAACGCCTGAACGATTCAGCCGGATCACGCCATCGGACGACGCCATCAGAAGGAACTTCGTGGATGCGTTGATGTAGGAGGACGTTTGGTAGAACGAGTCGGCGACGTTCCCATTGCCTTCGTAGACACCCACCTGGCAAGCCATCTGCGACGAGTTCCCGAGAAGGCCGAACATGTCCGTCCCGGTCTGCACTGTGTACGAACCGTTGCGGATCGCCGTCTGGTTGTATGACCCAGATCCGGTCAGCGTGGAGCCGACCATGAAACAGGTGAAGTTAGCCCCCGCGTTGAGCTTGCTGGCCGCTTTGACGTTCAACTGCGTGGTGATCGCCATGGAGTTGAGCGAGAACGTGGTGGAGTCCACCGTGGGCCGCTTTGCATCGGTAGCCTGCACGAAGTCAAGCCCGCCGTTCTTGTCCCGCAGCGACGAATACTTGCCTCCGGTCTGCGTGTAGTAGGACGAGTCGGACGCATCCAGCCACAGAACAGGGACGGTCGTGTCAGGCGCGGATCCGCCACCTCCACCAGCGCCCGAGTAGCCCATGATGAGCCGCTGAACGATGCTCACGTGAGGCCCGTCCCGCTGATGAGCCAGCTCGTCGTGGTGATCTTGACCGCCGTGGCGATGCCGTTCGCGGCCAGCGTGCGGCTACCCGTGGTCCCGGCGCCAGCAAGACGCATGGTGTCCGAGGTGATGGCGATGGTGATATCGCCAGCGCCATGCTCGTTGATGAACGTCAGCACAGTCCCAACCTGGAACGCAACAGATGCGTTCGCCGGGATGGTCCACGTTCTGGCCGTGGTGTCGGCTGCGGGGTGCAGGAAGGAGTTGTTCGCATCGGTCAGCACGAAGCCATACGCCGCAGACTTGGACGTGATGACCATCCCGCGCTCGGCCTTCAGCAGTGTCTTCAGAAGCCGGATGTGGGCCGCGCCTTCGCTGCGGACATCGGAGTCCGCCGGATAGCTCGCGTTCAGGTCGTTGATGCTGGAGGCTGATTCGACGGTCATGGATTACTCGCCGTTGAAGATGTTGGAACGCCCGCCCGTGCCCGGCAGGTCGGTTCGCAGCGGCACGCGCCGGCTGCGGTTCTCGGCATTGGCGAAAGACCGAAGCGCCGTCTCATACAGCGCCGAATACTTCTCGATTGCCTGGTCGTCTTCCGTGAACATCGCCGCTTGTTTCAGCGAGCCGTACAGGTAGATGTCAGGCCGGCGAGTCAGCAGGTAGTTCGTCGGGTTCGCGTCCGACAGGTCGGTCTTCCTGCGGTAGCGGAACCGCACGCTGTACGCGGACGCACACGGGCAGTCGAAACGGATGGTCGAGCCGTCAATGGCCCACACGCTCGGCTCGGCACTGTCGCTGTCGTATGGCAGTTCCTGCGGTAGACGCTGCCGCAGTTGGATGCGCTCGCTGTCAATGACCAGCCACAGGGCAATCGGGCTGATGTAGTCCGAAGGAAGGTCAATCGTCGCGCTGTTCAGCGTGGCGGTGAGGCCCGTGTCATATTCCTCTTCCCGAGGGAAGAGCCGATCCGGGAAATCCGCCTCGCACAGTTGGATGAAAAGGGCGACGTTCTCCGTGATCTGCGTGTCACCATCACGTTTCATCATTCCAGGGATCGCCGCTTTCAGCGTGGCGTAGTTGGTGACGGGATCCACGGCCTACCCTCTCAGCCCTTGGCCTGCTCAATCGCCTCGTCAATGGCGCGCAGCAGTCCCTTTCGAGCCCGGCCTTCGCGCTCGCGCACCCGCAGGCCCTCCAGAGCCGATACGGTCATGCCGTCCAGCAGCGCGATGATCTCCGGCGCGTTCTGGTCCAGTACGTCCGTGATCCTCGCGGCCGGTTCCGGGTCCAGCATTGCCTGAACAGAAGGCGCAGCCGTGGACGCAGGGGCGGGCGGCGAATCGGCAGCGATGGATTCCCCGGTGTTGACGTAGACCCAGCCGAGCTTCTTGTGTCGCTCCACTTCGCCCATGTCGTACAGGGGCATCACACCGTGATCGGCGCTTTTCATCCAATGGGGCATGTCAGTCTCTCCTAGACGCCAGCGAAGTTGAGGGTGTCCGCAGCGTGGTCTAGCTGGCTTTCGCTCGGTCCCGTGAAGTCAACGCACATCTGCACCGCGTCCCCATCCGAACAGGTGACGCGGATCAGGTAGGCATCTGGCATCGTCTCGGCGTAGGTCTGCGCGATGCTCACGCCACGCGCCGAGAGCCCTTGCTTGACCGTCTCCACAGTCGTCAACAGGTCGGGCATGGTTGGATACTCATCTGCCGCCGCAGGCTGTCGGAGACTGCGACGATTTCATGGGCAGGGCACTCCACCAGCGCCCGCAGCAGTCCGCCGGATCGCTCCATGAAAGAGCCCGGAACGGTCAGGCGCATGATTTCGGCCATGCCGGTAGTCAGCATGTACAGATCAGGCGAGGTATCGAATCTGCGGCCGTCCACTTCAACTGTGAACCGGCCATCCTGTAGCTCGGCCTCATCCATGTAGGCATGCGTTTGCTTCGTGTAGCTGCCCTCGCAGCCGAAGAACACGACACGCCGATAGCCCATGAAAGGCGCTACGGTGAAGGCCATCATCGCGGTGGCCGTGCTCACGATGTGGCCGCCGGGAACGTCGTTCACGAGGTCAAAGACCCGAACGTCGGCGCCCTCCAGCGCCCCGAACACGCGCGGATGGCAGCGCGTAGCCAGGATGGCCCGCTTCGCTCCGCTCACCCGTTCGGCCAGGAAGTCGCACGGGTCAACGGAAATCAGCGTGGAGTCAATGCCGTGCTCACGAAGGAATCGGCACGCTCCATTGATCGCCCAAACGTCCGCGAAGCCGCGAACCTCGTCCAGGTGATCGGCGATGGATGGGCCGCCGCCGACAACCGCAAGCGGTCTATCGTGCGGCGGCACCTCGCCAATGAAAGGCAGTCCCAGCGCGTGAGCATGCGCGACATGCAGCAGCATCTCGTCATGCGGCACCGGAACGTGCCCTTCAAAGGCGATCTTCACGACGTGGCGATCAGGCCGCGCGTCTTGAGGGCGTCGAGCAGCGCGTTGAAGTTCACGACGATCTGCGACAGCGTGGCGCTGGCCGTGATCGTGGCGATGTAGCTGATCTGCGTGGTCGGAGTGGCGCCGTGAAACGCCACCTTGTCGCTGGCCGATTGGCCGAGCTGCGTGCCATCCGGGCGACCGTCGGAGAGTTGGTTGTACTCGGGCATTTGATGCTCCTAGTGAGAAGATGAAGGGGGAGAAAAGGCCCCGAAGGGCCTTGCATCAGTTGGTGATGCGGCAGCTCCACTCGGGGCGGAACACCTTGAAGCCGTAAAGCACGTCCAAGCGGCACAGCAGTTCGTCGTTGCGGATGTCCGAAGCCATCCACACGCGAATCGAAAAGCCTTCGTCGCGGCGCACCACGCACTTGTGTGCGTCGTCCATCACGGGCATATCGGCCATGACGAACGCGAACGCATCGCGGTGGTACATCAGGTTGTGCTTGTAGGACGTGTTCGCCGAGCCGACCACGGTGATGGTCTTGCTGTTGAAGTCCGTCGTTGCCAGCTGAGCGCCCGCAGCCGAGCACACGTTCTGCTTCGCGCCGGTCAGGTAGATCGTCGGAGAGACGGTCATGTCACCACCGGAGCCGGTGCCGGCCGTGTTGGTGAACTGCTGCAGGTAGCCCAGGCTCGCCTTCGTCTCCGGGTGGCAGGCGTACACACCGTCGATGGTGAACACCGAGCCGACCGTCAGGGTGACAGGTGCGGCGGTGTCAGCCGAGACGGTGGAGCCGCCATCGGTCACGCCGGCCGCCGCATCGGTGGTGCCGGTCACGTCCGATCCGTTGCCGTGCGAGTAGGTGCGCTCGTTTTCGTAGAAGTCGGCCATCGCCGAGCGGCCGTAGTAGCCTTCCACGAACGCCTTCTCCACCTGATCGCCGGGCATGAACAGGCCCTTGTTCGCGTTGACGATGGACGCCATCGTCACGGAATCGAGCTGCAGCGCGCGGTTGCGATCCTTCGGCGCGAGGCCTTGGTTCAGCCGGGCGCGGGCCAGGCCGAGCGCGGTGATGTCGCCGGATGCGCCGACCACCGTGCCAGCGGTGCCGACGAGGTTGTACGTTGCCTTGGTGGCGGTGGTGATGCAGTCGCCATCGATGCCGCTCACGAGCTGCGAGATGGCAGGCTCAATGAAGCGGCGCGAGAACGCGCGGACCTGTGACGGGTCGTCAACGTTCAGCGCCAGGTCGGCGGACGTGAATCGCATGTCAACACCATCCTGGGTAGCCAGGGTGATGGTCTGCGTGGTTTCCTCGGTGTCCTGCACATCCATGATGCGCGAACCCTGACGCCGCGTGTAGCGGTTCGGCTCGCGCACGCGCAGAGTGCCGCCGATGCGCCCGCCGCCGATGTTCTGCGGCTTGAAGCTCTCATCGAACTGACGATCCACCGTGCTGGTGAAAGTGGCCTTCTCGTGGGCGATGGCCAGCCCTTCCTTGGCGATCATGTCGATCACCTTGAATGTGTTGCTCATGTGTGTTCCTCAGCGCCTCGCGGCGTTAGAGATGCCGACCTCTCGCGGTCAGCGACCTGCCGACTTTCGACGGAACTCCCGGTATTCAGCCGGGCTCATGTCGGAAACCGACTTCTGCGTCTTCGCCTTGCCGCCTTCGATCCGACTGGCCGGCTTGTCAGGCGCGGGCGCAGGCTTCTTGATGGTGGAAAGACGTTCCTTCACGGACTTGTCCCACTTCTGCGCCTTGTCAAGCGCGACGGCGATGGCCGGGTTTCGCAGGAGGAACTGACCAAGCTGCTGGGTGTTGATCCCTAGACCCTTGGCGTATCCCTCCAGCTCCGCGTCCTTCGCGGGAGACCAGTCCTTGATTTCGCGCATGAGGAAGGTCTGAGCGTCACTGAACAGCTTGGCATGGGTCTGCTGCTGTGCCAGTTGCATCTGTTGCTGCTTCTGCGCGATGGAGCCCTCCAGTCGCGGGCGAACGCCCTGCAACTGCATGAACTCGTCCCGAAGTTGTTGAGCCAGTTCCGGGTTCTGCTGGCTGACTTGTGGCAGCGCCTGTGCGATCTGCTGCATGCGGGTGTCAATCGCACGCATCTGGAATCGCTCGTTTTCGAGCTGTTCCGCCACCTGTCGCTCGCGGGTGAAGCTCTCGCGCTCGGACTCGAACGCACGCCGTTCTTCGGCGTGGCTCATCGTCTTGCGCGTGTAGTCCTGCTGCATCAGCCTCTCGGCCTTGATGCGCTCCAGGGCTTCCTTCCTTCCGCGAAGTTTGACGCCCTCCAGTTCCTCTTCGATCTCGTCAAGCTCGGGTGACTGCTCAAGCTCTTGGCCTTGCAGTTCCTCGCCAGACTCGTTCTGCGGGGTGACTTGGGTGCCAGTGGCCGTATCCTGGCCGGTGGGTGCAGATTCCGTCGCCGGATTGTCTGCGGTCATTTCGAGCATGTAGCTCTCTCCTTGCGGTCGCTTCTCAGCGATGCGCTGCCCCGATCAGTGCGCGCGTGCGCTACCGGGCCGGGGGCTGTTCGGCCTGGGTTCAGTGAAGATTCTTTACAGCCTCAAGAACGGGCGACATGCCAGCCGCACGCCGGCCGTACTTGGCGAGCGCATCCGCCATGCTCAAGGCTCGGCCGACTTCCTCGAAGTCCACGCGGAAGAATCGAACGTCGTCACCATCGCGGGACTTGAGCGTTTCTCCGGTCGGCGTGTAGATCGGGCGCAGTACGCGGTACATCAGTCGTCCTCAGAAGTGGGAACCCCGCCGTTGGGCGGGGTGTCGTCTCGTTCTTCGCCGGGCATCTCCGGGCCTTCCGATTCCTCGGGTTCCTCTGGCTCCTCGGGCTGCGGCACCATGACAATCGTCTCGGTGGTCTGCGTATGCGTCGGTGGAGCCACTGCCAGCGCCTGCGCCACGGTCTGCGCGACCAGCGCCTGAATCTGATCGGGCGTGATCGTCGCGCCCAAGACCTTGAGCCGTTCCGTCTCGGCTTCGTATGCCTTGATTTCAGCCTCGCGCTGTTGGATCTGGAGTTCCGCGACCTTCACCGGGTCAGGAGCGGCGGCCACCTGAGGCGCCTCGGGCTTGAGAACCTGCATGCGCTTCGTCTCGGCATCGGCCGCCTTGATGTCCAGCTCCTTGTCTTTCAGCGCGAACTCAGCTTGTCGGTCGGCCATCTGCTTCTGCAGCTCGGCGATCTGACCCTGCAGCACAGAAACCGCCTGCTTAGCCTGCGCGTCCTGCTGCTGGAGCATCTGCTGCAGCTGCGCCACCATCGGATCAACCTGCGACCTCGCCTGAGGCGGCAGCATCGCCTTGAGGCGTTCAGCGACTTGCTCCGAGCCCGGCCAGTCCAGATTCTTCGCCAGCAGGTCGCCGATCAGTCCCGCCGACTGCGGGAAGACGCGGATGAACTCCATCATCTGCGTAGCGGCTTCTTCGCGGCGGCTGGTGAAGCTCGGACCAGCGGTCACGGTCACATCGTACTTGCCGGCCGACAGGTCGAACACCCGAACCAGCGCCTGCAACTGAGGCGACGGCGGCACGTTCGGCGGCAGCGGCACGAACTGCGGCGGGCCAGATTGGTCCTGCTGTTGCGGGATCTGCTGACCCGCCATGACCGCCTGCAGGATCTGCGGGTTGACCGCCGGCTGATTCACCGGGATCTGATAGCTGGTGCCGTCTTCTTGCACGGCGCGCAGGATGCGCTCTTTGCTGTAGACCTTCGGCAGCAGGTCGAGGATGATGCGCCCGCCGTGCTCCACGGCACGGTTTCTGTTGTCGCGGAAATCGTAGGTGGAGACATCCCCCTCGCGCTGGCGGGCCATGATCGCGCGTCCGCTCGTCTCGTTGCTCCGCGCCCCGAGCGAGGCGTCATAGATGCCCATGATCGCCTTCATGTCGTCGGCGGCCATCAGTGCTTCCTGCATCACGCCTGCGGGCGGCCCTTGGAACACCTGGCGCTGCGGCATCGCCCCGGGCGCTTCTGGCACCGGGTCATACTCAAGATAGGCGTGGGGCTCGACGTTCGCGGTAGACCAGCGGTCCGCGTCACTGTTGAACATGCCCTTCGGGCCGATGTACGGCGCCTTCGGCTGCAAGGCCCCCAGCTCCGCAGCCAGCGACCGCTGATAGTTGTAGAGACGCTGCGAGTCCTTCGCGCGATGGATCAACGAGAAGAACAGCCGCTTGCCGTTGACGTTCGTCTCTTCCCCGTACATCGGGACGATGGGGATGTACTTCCCGGCCCAATCGTTCTCTTCCAAAACGTCAGTGCCGGTGATGATCCGTTGACGGACCTTCCATGTCCACGCATCGCGGTCGCCAACCACCGTCACACCCTGCGCGGTGAGCATGTCGGCGATCTTCATCAACTGCTCTTCGTAGAGCACCATGCCATTCGACAGCTTGATGAGTCGCGTGGGCTTCTTCTCTCGGATCCACCGCTCGGCTACGCGGATCTTCTCGCCCTTGTCCTCAAACCACTGATCGGTGTAGTCCTTGGAATCAGCTTGGAAGCTGGTCGCCTTGGCATCGGTGCCCCAGCGGTCCTCAAACTCGCTCTTTGAGTACCAATCCGTTACGAATGCGCGCTTCCAGTCAATCGACGTTCCCGCCGTGCTGTCATAGTCGCCGTACACGCTGAACGGGTTGGAGACGCGAACGATGCTGATTTCCTGCTCGAAAGCATCGTCGTCCGGGTAGTCCACGGCGATGCGGAAGTACCCGAAGCCGCACGTCACCGCGAAGTCATAGGCGCAGTCGTATGCCTGGTCCGCCTGGCTCGCCGTTTCGATGTTGCGGATCAAGTCTGACTGAATGTCGGCGGTGAGCTTGTCCGCGCCGTTGCCGACAGGTTGAACCTTGATCTGCGCGCGGTTGATCCGGGCGTCGTTCGTCACCTGCTTGGTGAACGCCGGCAGGCGGTTGATGGTCAGGCACGGGCGGCCGGAACTCTCGCGTCGAGTGCGGTCCTTCTCGTCCCACTGCTGGGAGAGCTTGGCGAACTCAAGGTCGGCGAGAGACTGCTTTCGCTGGTCGCACTCGTGTTCCTCGCACGCCGAGAACTCGTCGCGGTCGTCTGCGAGGGTGTCTTTTTCCATGTTCTGTTTCCGGCGTCGTCTCGACGTTGGGATGTGGCGGCTAGATGCGCAGGGGATCTAGCTTTCGGAGGTCGTGCAGCCTGATGCCATCGCGCTTGGCCTGTTGGATCAACATGGCCCGCAGATGGTCGCGCTGGGGGCCGGTCATGCCGTCAATCGTCAAGAACGTCTCGCAAGAAAGCTGCCGGCATTCCGTCGCAATGTCGAGCCGCGTCAAAAATGCGTCTCTCCGCAAGTCGTAGGCGCTCGTCTCGCGGATGAAGTCATCCCAAGTCAGGATGTTCTTCACCGGCATGATGGCGCAAGACGGCAGGACAGCGGCGGCCGCCCCGGCGGCGAACATACCCATGAGGCCGCGTCTCGTGATGTTCATGACTTACCTTTGTCCGATGTACCGCGTCGGCCCACCCGAGCGCATGTAGGCCGCCAGCGTGGCGCGCGAGACGAGCCACATCGGGCGCGGCGGGTTGGCAAGACCGTAGGCACTCAGCACGGCTAGCGCGATTGGGTTCAGTTTCATCTCATCCCATCCATGATTGCGCGATGCGAACCGGCTTCTTCGCCGCTTCCTTCGCTTTCGGTTCTTCGTAGGCCACGCAGCACAGCCCGAACGCATCCGCCGCATGGCTTGACCAGTCGTGTTCAGGCCCAAGCCCGATCTGGCGGTTGTCGTCTCGCTTCTCGTGATACCAACCAAGTGCGTCAAGACCGGGCTGCGTCGTCTGTTCGTTGAACCACATGGAACCGAACAGCCGGCGACCGGCTTCAATGCGAGCCTTCGCAGCTCCGCGCCCCTGATTCGGGACCACCGTGACCTTGTAGCCAGCCTTCCTCAAGGCCGACTCATACGACACGTCAAACACCGCGTCATGCCGCTCGCCGTCGTGCGGAAGCCAGAACTGGCAGCGGTCCGGGGTGTAGCCCTTGCCGCGCATCCAGTTCAGATGCGTCTCCAGCGGCTGGCCTACCGCTTCGTAGTAGTCCAGCACGCGGATTTCCTTGCCGATGAACTGCGCGATCCACAGGGCGAAGGCATCAGCCCGCGCTCCAGTCCCGCCGATGTCCACAAAGGCCCGCAGCGTCATCAGCGGGTCAACAGGTACCCGCCCGATCCGTCCGTCCGCCTTCGCCTGGGCGATGTTCTTGGCGTAGTAGGCGCCTTCCAAGACCGTGGCGTATCCGCCTTCCCATATGTGCTCGTATTGCTCCGGCTGCATCCGCTGGCAGTCCAGCCGCTCCTGTTCCAGCACATCCGGGAACCACGGGTTGTCCCGCCAATTCGCCTTGACCACGATGGCGTCGGTCGGAAGTGACTCGCCCCTCAACAGAGCATCAACGGCATCGCTCTTGCGCCTCGGGTTCCACGAGAACCACAGCTCCGACCCAGCCGCGCGCAACGTCGGGCGCAGCATGTTCAGCGACACCGCCGATGCCGTCTGCGCTTCCTCCCACCATGCACGCTTGAACCCCTCCAGCGACTTGATGCTGTCCGCCGTGTAGTCCTGCATGCCTTTGAAGATCATCAGGCCATCGCCCGGCGTCTCAATCTCGGTCTTGAACACCCGGAAGCCGTCCGACTCACCAAGGCCGAGCGATTGCAGTTTCGCCTCAATAAGCGCCTTGGACGACTGCGCCAGGTCTTTCTGCACCTCGCGGATGCACACTGACCGCAGGCCCTCGCCGCCGCTCTCTCCGGGCTCGGCCAAGCTGTCTTCAATGAGCATTTCGGCGAAGCAGTGGCTCTTGCCGCTACCGCGCCCACCCCAGGCCCCCTTGTACCGGCTGCGCTTCAACAGCGGGGTGAAGACTCGGGGTGTCTTGATCTCGAGCGTCTTCACGCCTTCGGGTCTACGATGGTCCGCTCAATGCGGGCGAACTTAACGGGACCGCCGCCTTCGCCGGTCAGTTCAACGGCCTTCATCTCGCGCCACTTTTCAGGGCAGCGGTTCTTCAGCCAAAAGATCATGGCCGTCGGGTCAGGCGGGTAGTGCTTCCTGATCGCCGTCTGGACAAGCTCGCCGCCGACGACTCGGATATCAACCTCGTCGTGTTCGTAGCCGACAGCGCGCCGGTAGAGGCTTTGCGCGACCTTCTCGTCAGCCTCTTTCTTTGGCAGCTTTAGGGCGTCCGAAAATTTCTGGTGCTGCACTTTCCACAGCGCGACGGTTGAAACCGCGACCCCGAAGAAGTCAGCCAGTTGAGCGTCAGTCGCCCCCAGCTTGCACAGCTTCGCGGCTTGCTCGGCGTACTCAGGCTTATAGAGACTGGGGCGGCCTCTGCCTCGTTTGTCTTGCGCGGCGTCTTTGGCTGATGCTGTCTTCTTGGTGGTTGCCATGATTGAAGCTCCGTCCTTTCGGGTGGTTGGCTTCCGGCCTTGTCTGTTACAAGTTTTGGTATCAGCCCGGTGTTTTTGGACACTTCCGCGCCGATTCCGTTACACATTAAGAAGCATTGGCTACTTCTTTCGTGCTTCCCGGTCGGTGAATGCCGCCATCGGGCCGACTTGGGAGGGGAGTCGGGCTGGTTACGGGGGTTGGTCTGCCCCCGCTGGAGGCGCCGTTCGCTGTCGCGCCTGCTTACCCGTCGGACGCGCGGCGGGGAAAGTGCGGCTCGTTACGAGCCACCGGGCAGGCTCCGGCCTTGCAGGGGAAGGGGTCGGCCCGCGCTTCGCCAGAAGCCCCCGGGTTAGTGGGTACGGGCCGTTATGGGGGCTGGGGGCGCGATCCGGCTTGCTGATGGCCTGGGTTGATGGATCGGCCCCCGA